CCCCAGATGGAGAAATTCTTGTCGGGAATAAGGCAAAAAACAATTCCCTGCTTGAGGTTCTCAACACCAAATCAAACGTTGGCGAAAACTCCTTTATTTTTAGATACAGAATGTCGGCTCAACTCCTGCTCGGTACGCGTGGCGTATTCATTGAGAAGGTTCGCGGTAGGGACGGAAGAATCATTGGCCTCAACCTTTTGCCGCCTCAATCAACTGCGCCGATTCCAGATGCAAAGAAATTTGTTTCTGGGTATGAAGTACAAATGCCATATGGTCAAAAAATCATAATGAAACCAGATGATGTTTGCTGGATTAGAAGGCCCCACCCTCTCGACCCATACCTGTCGCTAACACCGCTCGAATCGGCCGGAGTTGCAATTGAAATTGAGAACTTGGCAAAGTTGTACAACAGAAACTACCTGCTCAATGATGGTAGACCTGGTGGCTTGCTTGTTTTGCGTGGAGAAATCGAAGACGATGACAAAGAAGAATTGAAGAGCAGATTTCGTGGAAACATTGGAAGAGCAGGTCATACAACGGTTATTTCTGCTGATGACGGCGTTGACTATGTTGACACTTCTGCTTCACCAAGAGATGTTGCCTATGCGCAGATGCGACAGATTACAAAAGAAGAAATCCTTGCATCATTTGGTGTGCCGGAGTCGGTCATTGGTAATGCCGCTGGACGAACATTTAGTAATGCAAGCGAAGAAATACGTGTTTTCTGGATGGAGACGATGCTTCCGCACCTTGAGCCACTAGCGCGCTCACTTGATGAATTAGATGACGAGTACTACATCGACTTTGACACCAGCGAGGTTCCAATTCTTCAGCTCTACAAGCAAGAGCGAGAAAGATACCTGATGCAGGAATTCCAAACTGGGCTCATCAGTAACAACGAGTACAGAATAGGTTCCGGAAGAAAAGAAGTTGAAGCAGACCTTGCCGACTCCCTGCTCATGAATCCAAACCTAATCCCAATCGCGAATACAAAGAAAAAAATGGAGACCGCTCCGTCCGCAGAGATGGGTGGTGCACCAATGCCGGGAGCACCTATGCCTGGTGCCCCAATGCCGCCAGCGCCAATGCCCGGAATGGAGGGGCAGCCTCCGCTTGACCCGAATACCATGCAGGGGGCCTTGGCACAGACCGAAGCTCCGGCCCCAGACCAGTTGGCGCAAAGCACGATTCCCCCAGAGGCCCTTGCTGCCGTTGCGACAACCGCAGAGCCGGTACCTGGTGGTGCGGCATCTGCAGAGCAATCACAGATGATGTACAAATCCATGGAAGATGACCTTCAAGAGAAGAGTATGGGTGCACTGAACAGATGGAACGAGATACTCAGCAGAAGCATAGAGCGAGTCATCGAGAGACAGCAAAGAGTTGTTCTTGAGAAATCAAGCGGCGCAAAAGCTAAGAAGTCATTGTTCGCGGGCACCCTGGAAATAGATTCGATTCTTTCCCCAGAGGTTTGGGATAAGCAAATGGACGAGGACATACGACCAGTCATCTCGGCGATTATTCAAGACTCATTCAATATGCACAATGAGGGATATGGGCAAAAGTCTGAAAAAAGTATAAATAAATCAGACCTTGACGCACAAATAGATTCTCAAATGGCTCGCATAAAGAGCATTAACATAGAAAACTTTAACCAGCTCTCCTCGATGATGTTCAACTCACTCTCTGTCATGGGCGAAGAAGAGAGGGCGGCATCCTTCCGTGGGGCCCTTGTGAGCATGTACACGAATCTGGTTGGCAAACAAAACATTGAGATTGCAGAAGACGAATCACGCAGAGCGTGGAAGTTCGGACAGTTCATCTAGCGACTTTCAGTAAAACAACAGATTTCCAATTCATTTACTGAAACTATTTTGTTTTATACCAATACTTGCTGTGGGCGCACTTGTTGGTCCTCTAATATCGTTTAGAACCAAGGAGCGCTATGCCAAACTCTAACTTCGGAAACATTCAATACAAGGCGTCCAATGGCCTCATCAACCTTGATGAAGCACAGGGAATTGTTGAGTGTTTTGTTTCTGGAATTGGCAACAAGGATTCAGTAGGCGACATTTGCGCCACTGGGGCATTCGCCAAGAGCCTTCAGCGCCGTAAGCCTCGTGTTGTATGGGGCCACAACTGGAACGACCCAATCGGCAAGGTATTGGAAATATACGAAGTCCCAGCATCAGATGCAAGACTTCCAATGAAGATGAAGATGGCTGGTATCGGCGGTTTGTACGCAAAGGTTCAATTTAATCTTCAATCAGAAAAAGGCAAAGAAGCCTTCGCAAACGTAGCTTTCTTTGGCGAAGAGCAAGAGTGGTCAATCGGTTACAAAACCCTAAGAGCACAATACGACGACAACCTCCAGGCGAATGTTCTTTACGAAGTAGAGTTGTACGAAGTGTCCCCAGTCCTCCACGGAGCCAACCAATTGACAGGAACAATCTCTGTCAAGAGCGACGAAGAGAAGATGCACGGAATGATGCCGATGGTTATTGGTTCCCCTGCACCACAGGGTCCCCGAAGGGACGGACTTTTCGACGAGGGTGTTTCGCAAAGAATAAGCGGACCCCAGTTGGCTGGCGTTGTTGCGGAGCTTTCGCGCCGTGCGGCAGGTCCAGTAATGGTTGTTGAGGCTACAGAAAATTCTATTGTTTTTGTTAAGCCAGGAAAAGGAAAGTTCAGAATTGGATACCACTTCACAGGAAGTGAGTACATGTTTGGCAAGCCAGAACTGATTCAGGCCGAGCAGCCAAAACCAGCAGTTCAATCTGGTCCTTCGCCAATCCCAGGTGTTGTCGCAAAACCCAGCAAGCCATCAACAAACAATCCAGGAATGGCAATGCCTGTCGCAATGAAGCCAGTCAATGGCGGAATGGTTATGGTTCCGTTGGCGCCTGTCGAATACGAAGGCTCTGACAAGAATAAGAAGCCGGAGCTTGGCGCAGAAGAGAGCGAGCTTGCTGAGTCGCTTATTCGTATTGCCAGCAAGTACGGAAAGTTTGATGAAGACGGTGATGGCATTTGGGCCGGATACTATCCTCCAGCAGAAAACAAAGTAAAGGACATTGGCGTCAAGTGCTCAAACTGCGTCCTTTACCAAGGTGAAGGTAAGTGCAAGATTCTTGACTTCAAGGTCGAAGATGAAGCCAAGTGCAGATTCGCAATTATTCCAGATGGCGTTGTAGTCGGCTTTGGCAAAAAACAATACAATGACATCCTTGATGATGATGAAATCAAGATGGTCGAAGACATCGAAGCCAAGTACCCAGGCGAGTTTATTCTTGGTGCTTTGCGCAACACAGTTAAGAAGCGTCGCAAGAAGCGTCGCTCCTACAAGACACTCGAAGAGTGGGGCACAGAAGAGAGAGAGCTCGAGGAGAAGGGTCTTGACTCATTTTTGGCGCAAGACCAGTCATACGTAATTCCTGTCAATCTTGAGGACGCATTTTATTTTAAGTCGGTAATCGACCCAGTTCTTGAGTACCACAGAATAGATACCACCGTCAACGAGTACGGAATTGTAATCAATTCACCGCTCGACCAGGAATCAAAAGACGCAATCAGCGCAGCAACGAACTCGGCTTACGCTCTTTTAAAAAAAAAAATAGCTTCTAGCAGTATTGAAGAAAAAGCGCTCGGCCGCAGAATAGCTGGCCGCGCGATAGATAGACCGAACATCGGCGGCAAGAAGCGCCGTGGCGGACGCGGCATGGGAGTCCCCAGTGGAGACCTTAACACCAACACGCGCCGAGACAGTAACCTTAATGGAGTTCTGTTTGACAACATCCCAGGCTGGGAACAGCCAGACCCGACACCAGACGGCCCTGGTTCAATAAACAACCCCAAGCCATCCAAGCGTCAGCTGGTTGATACAGCAAAGCCAGATGGTAAAGAAAAACTCTCTAGCGGAACAAGGAACCTTCGCCGACATGCCGACCGTTCCGAAGAGATGGAAAAGCAATTTCCTAACGCCGAAGAAAATCAAAAGCGTATAGACCACGAAGCAATTGCAAAAGCGTGGGAAGAGCAGGGTCTTGGTTGGCAAGAAGTCCCACGCTATAACACCGACAGCAATTTCAGCTCAGACTATTTGCGCGGTCGTGAAATTGGCGTAAACCAATCACGAGTTATGTGGAATGGCGACTCCGTAAGGAAGCGCCCTGCAAAGTTTAACGAAAAGGCAAAAGCATCAATAGAATATAGCGACTGGTTTTCAAGCTACATAAGGTCTGTTGGCGCCTACATTGATGCACATAGCAAGGATGATTCCGACAATTGGGACGGAATCGAGTCCGCCATCAAGGATGATGTTAAGGCAAAGTATCCAGATGTACGGGAGCGAAGCAAAGAGTACATTGCCAACCTTAATCAAAGCCTAAATAGCCTTGGTCTTTTGGACGCAGGAGACAAGAAAAAGAAATTAAAGAAGGTGAAAAAAGGTGAAGATTCACAGGGTGGACCTGACCTTCAAGAACTTCGCAAACTCAATTCAGAGGGCAAACTTTCTTCTGGTGATAAGAGGAAGCCAACCAGAGAAGAAAGAGACGAAGCAGCACGCCTCCGCCGAGCCAAGAAATACGAAGAGATAAAGAATGAAGATGACGGCGAAGAATCAGGGTTGATGTGGGATGAAAACGGGAACTATAAACCAAGACCCGTTATTGAAGATGATGTAATTGACGAGGATGCAGAAGATGATGAAGACGAAGGTCTGACGCCTGCTGAAAGAGCAGAAGAGCGGGCTCGTCAAAGAGCATTATCTGATATTCAAGGGATTTCCAATGAGGAAATGGCTGCACGAATCGAGAGAGCGAGAGCAACACGAGAAAGACTTTTC